TTGATGCGAAGAGCCTTGGAAGGCCTGCCGACTTTGGTGAGGGCGGCGATCTGCTCCGGCGTCGCGCCAAGCTGACGAAGCAGGGCGAGAGCCGCAGCCTTGTCGAGTGTCTCGGCGCCCTTCTTGGAGTCGATCGCCAGAGCGCAGGTGTCGCCGATGATCTCGTCGGCGTCGCCGGCGGCTTCGAGGATCTCCTTGCGGAGCTCGCTGACGCGGGAGGCAATCTTCTCCTCCTCCAGCTTCAGGGCAGCGTAGGCGTCGGCGAGAGGGGCGAGGTTTGAGAGGGTCATATCAATCTCCGTTTCAATCAGTGTCGATGGTCTTGTTATAGGGGAAACCATTTCCCGTGTCAAGCGTCACGGGAAATATTTTCGAAATTATTTGTAAGCTCTCGCATGAGCCAGGCTGAGACGAGCCTGTTGCAGCAGATAGTCGGCGGCCGTCGGGTTCCGGTCGCGCAGAGCCAGATAGTCCCGCAGTCGACGAAGACCGATCTGCTTGTGGGAGCAGTCCGCGCAGCGCCCGAAGGCGCTACGCAATTCGAAGACAGTCATTTCGTGAACTGATTTCATCACTGATCCTCGTAAAAAGTGTCCCACCAACCGTCTGTCCACGCCCGCGCCAATTCCTCATCGACGCCCTTGTAGGGGTTATCGGCGCAGCGCAAACCGTCTTTGTATGCGTAGTGGCCTTCGCTGTAGGCAAGTTCCTTCATCTCAGTCTCCATGTCGATCAGTCATCCAATACACACACCGTAGAGGAAACTATTTCCTCAGTCAAGCCCCTATTGTGCGCCGCTCGCAAATAATTCATGTTGCCGTCGCCTCCCCGGAGAATTGACATGCAGGACGAAATAACGGAAATTGTTGCTCGCGGCCTATGCTCATTCGCCGTCGGCATGAATCGAGATTTGAGTGGGAATTGTAATGTCGTGGCCATGCCGCCAAGGGAAGCATGCGAACCAGTCTGTGAATTCTGCCGGGTCGAGGCCGAGCACCTCGTCCTTTATCTGAAAAGGGAAGGCATCAATGTCAACAAATAATCAGTTGAAAGCAATCGTTGAGCGCGTCGAGAAGCTTGAAGAAGAGAAGGCGGCGATCGCCGAGGACATCAAGGAAGTCTTTGCTGAAGCCAAGGGAGCTGGTTTCGACACGAAGATCCTGAAGCAGGTCCTTGCCTTGCGAAAGAAGGACGCTTCGAAGCGGGCCGAAGAACAAGCCTTGCTGTCTGTATACATGGATGCGCTCGGGATGCTCGCCGATACGCCGCTTGGTAAGGCTGCGATGAAAGCGGCCGGGGCTCCTGCGGTCGAATCAGCCGACGATTTCTGATCAATGGTAAACTTGACCGGGGCGTGCTATATACGGTGGAACGTCCCGGTTATCAGGATTTTGATATGACTGAAGAAGTAAAGGCCGACGCTGCTCCGGAAAAGCCCAAGGTTTCCCCGCCGAAGGTCAATGTTGGTCGCCCTAGCAAGTATAAGCCTGAGTTTTGCGAGCGTATTCTTGAGCTTGCGTCTATCGGCGCGGGGTGGGCTGAATATGCCGCGGAGTTTGGTGTTGACCGAACGACTTTGTTCGATTGGCGCGATCGGCATCCAGAGTTCTCCACAGCCTTAACGCGCGCAAAGGCTATTGAGCAATCCTGGTTTGAAAAAGAAGCCCGCGAGAATATGAAAAACCGGGACTTCAACGCCAATCTTTGGAACCGCTCAACGGCTGCTCGCTTCCGCGAAGACTACACTGAGCGCAAGGAAGTCACCGGCGCCAACGGCGGCCCTGTTCAGGTTGAGGCAAAGACGATCGACGTCAGCAACCTGTCGCCAGAGGATCTCATCGCCTTCCGCGGCATCATCACAAAGGTAAAGGGCGACTGATGCGATTTGAAGTCACAGACGAAGACGGGTTGGCGGATGAAGCGGCCTCCGACCGTATCTCGTCTATGGCTTCAAAAATGCTCGACCTCGCGGACGAAGAGTCGGAGTGCCTCATGGAGTCGCCTACGGCCCTGTCGGCTGTGATGTCTCTTTTGATATCGGAGAACGCGATGTCGAGGGAGATGGCCGCGAGCGCAATCTCCATGATCGTCGAGACGATGACATCATCAATCGCTTCCAATGAAGCCGACGGCAATGTAAATTGGAACCGAAAGAAAAGACACTAGCCATTGTAAAGGCTCTTGAGGGCGTCGACCTCGACAGGCAGCTTGTCGAGATTGATCGCGCCTTGTCGCAAAGCTTCGTTCAGTTCGTAAAGCTTGCGTGGCATATCGTCGAGCCGGGGGCCGAATATGTGCATGGCTGGCATATCGACTTCATATGCAGCCACCTCGAAGCGATCACTGACGGCGTCGAGATTGAGGAGGGCGAGTATTATAACCGCCTCCTGATCAACGTCCCGCCCGGCGCGATGAAGTCGCTGCTCACGGGCGTCTTCTGGCCGGCATGGTGGTGGGGGCCGCGCAAGGAGCCGCACAAGCGGTTTCTCTGCGCGTCGCACTCACAGTCCCTCGCCATCCGCGACAGCACCAAGATGCGCCGCCTCGTCCAATCTGAATGGTATCAAAAACGGTGGGGCGATCACGTCACGCTAACCGGCGACCAGAATGCAAAAAGCAAATTCGAAAACACGGCGACAGGCTTCCGCGAAGCCGTGGCTGCCGGATCTATTACGGGTTCTCGTGGCGACGTCGTTATTATCGATGATCCTCATTCAGTTGAGGGGGCCTCCTCCGACGCGATGCGCGCCTCCACTATTGAATGGTTTCTTGAAGCCGTGCCAACACGCCTCAACAACCCGATAAAGAGCGCGATCGTCGTCATCATGCAGAGACTGCATGAGGAAGACGTCTCCGGCGTCATCATCGATAAGGGCCTTGGCTATGACCATATCATGCTTCCAATGCGCTTCGACCCGGCCCGCGCCATGCCGACGATGCTGGGTCTCGAAGACCCCCGCAGCGAGGAGGGAGAACTTCTATTCCCCGCGCGATTCCCTGAAGAGGTGGTTGACCGCGATGAGCGCGTCATGGGCAAATATGCTGCTGCCGGCCAATTCCAGCAGGAGCCAATCCCCCGCGGCGGCGGCGTCGTCAAAGCCGAGTGGTGGCAGCTCTGGGAGCGAGAAAGCTATCCGCCTTTCGATTATATCGTCGCAGCCCTCGACACCGCCTACACGACCAAGCAAGAGAACGATCCATCGGCCATGACGGTATGGGGCGTCTGGACAGGCGGCGATCAGACGGCGCAGGTCACAAGACAGATCACCCGCGAAGGCGAGGTGATGGCGGCGCTGGAGCGCACCTACACGCAAGAGCACCCGCGCGTCATGCTGATGTATGCGTGGCAGGAGCGCCTCGAACTCCATGACCTCATCGAGAAGGTCCGCGAGACGATGGAGCGTTATGGCGCCGATAAGCTGCTGATCGAGAACAAGGCCGCCGGCCACAGCGTGGCGCAGGAAATCCGGCGCCTGTATGGGCATGAAGACTTTGCCGTCCAGCTCATGGATCCGAAGACTTTGGATAAATTGGCAAGACTATATAGTATACAGCACCTGTTCGAGGAAGGGCTGATCTATGCGCCGGATAGATCCTGGGCGGATATGGTGATCACGCAGACGGCCAACTTCCCGAAAGCCAGGCATGACGATCTTGTCGATACGCTTAGCATGGCGCTGCGCCATCTGCGCGACACAGGCCTCATCCTGCGCAACGCCGAATGGACCTCGGACCTCGACCGTAGTAGAATGCATACGAGCTCTGAAGAGGGCCCGCTCTATCCAGTATAGTCGGAAGGCGAAGATGATTCTTGCGAATGCTATTGTTGATCCTATTCAGGAGCCGCCGCCGCATGGCAAGGGCGTGGGTCGCTTCCGCGTCGAGGTATGGGGCAAGTCGCCCCATGATTATGTCAGGGTTTACGAAATCGCAGCAAAAGACGATAATAAGGCCGCCCGCGAGGGGCTTGATAAGTTCGTCGAAGAGATCGGCAAGCTGATTGCAGATAAGGAAGATTGATTATGGCCATGCTCCCCGGGCTCAGTTCCGCTCTTCGTTTGGACCAGAAAGAGCCCGAGGGTCTCGCCGGCGCCGAAGATGTGGTGGTCGAAGTTGAGGACGGCCACGACAAGCCAGAGACCGACGACCGCGGCAACATTATCCGCATTGAGCATGACGACGGATCCATATCCATCTCCCTTGATGGCCGGCCTGTCGAGGCTGCTTCCGATGCCGAGAAGGCTCAGGAGTGGTTCTCGAACCTGGTCGACGACATTGATCAGTCGGAACTGTCAGCTATCGCTGAGGACCTTCTCCGCGGCATCCGGGACGATCTGGAGAGCCGTCAGGAGTGGATTGAGGATAGGGCGCAGGGCCTAAAGCTGCTCGGCCTCAAGGTCGAGATCCCCGGCCTGCAAGGCGCCGCCGATGGCGCTCCGGTCGAAGGCATGAGCCGGGTGCGCCACCCGCTCCTCCTCGAAGCCGTCCTCCGCTTTCAGGCCAACGCCCGTTCTGAGATGCTTCCGACCGATGGGCCGGTGAAGGTCCGCGACGACTCCGACAAGGAAACTTTCGAGCAGCAGCAGCTTGCCGACGCCCTTGAAAACGACCTGAACCATTACCTGACCGCGACGGCGAAGGAGTATTATCCCGACACCGACCGCATGCTGTTCATGCTCGGCTTCGGCGGCACCGCCTTCAAGAAGGTTTACTTCTGCCCGCTCCGCGGCCGCCCTGTCAGCGAAACGGTCGACGCCGACGACCTGATTGTGAACAATGCCGCGACGACCTTGTCTGACGCCAAGCGGGTGACGCATCGCGTCTACATGCGGGAGTCGACCGTTCGCCGGCTGCAGATCCTCGGCGTCTACAAAGACGTCGACCTTACCACGCCGATGTATCAGGAGGCCGATGCCGCCCAGCGCGAGAAGGCTGACATCCAGGGCGTCGACATAGACCCGCGGAACATGGAGGACCGGGACCGCGAGGTCTATGAGTGCTATTGCGAGCTCAACATCCCGGGCTTCGAGCATAAGTTCAAGGGCAAGGAGACGGGCCTCGAAATCCCGTATCGGGTGACGATCGACAAATCGTCGCGGGAAATCCTGTCAATAGTCCGCAACTACGACGAGCCGACCGGCGAACCGGGCGACGAGCTCCCCGAAGCCCGGACGAACTTCGTCAAATATACCTTCGTCCCCGGCATGGGTTTCTACGATATCGGCCTGCTGCACATTCTCGGGAACACGACAAACGCCGTGACGGCCGCGTGGCGTGAGATGCTTGACGCCGGCATGTATGCGAACTTCCCCGGCTTCCTGATGGCCGACACAGGAGCCCGGCAGAATACGAACATCTTCCGCGTGCCGCCCGGCGGCGGGGCTCTGGTCAAGACCGGTGGCGTCCCGATCAATCAGGCAGTCATGCCGCTCCCCTACAAGGAGCCGGGCGCTGCTTTGATGAACCTTGTCACGAACATTGTCGAGACGGGCCAGCGCGTCGGCGGCACCAGCGAGCTGCAGGTCGGCGAGGGCCGGCAGGACGCTCCGGTGGGCACGACGCTGGCGCTGATTGATCAGGCCACCAAGATCCTCAACGCCGTTCATAAACGCATTCATGCGTCGCAGGCTGAGGAATTCCAGCTTCTTGTTCGATGCTTCCGGGAGCACCCGGACAGCTTCTGGAACAAGTGCCGCAAGCCGACGGTTGACTGGAACGAACAGAAGCTAATGCAGGCCCTGAACGACTGCGAGCTCGTTCCGCAGGCCGATCCAAATACGGCAAGTCATACGCAGCGCGTCATGAAGATCATGGCGCTCAAGCAGCTTCAGCAGGCCAACCCGGCCCTATACGATCCGAAGGCCGTCGATATGGCCGCCCTGAAGTCGATCGGCTGGAACAACCCTGAGCAGTTCTTTGTTCCGCCTGAGCAGCATCAGCAAATTCCGCCTGAGATGCAAAGGGCGATGGAGGAGCTCAAGATCCTGAAGCAGGAGGCGGATGCGAAGTCTGCCGTTGCTCAAGCGTCAATTGCGGATTCGCAGTCTGAGGCCCAGGCGCGCCTTATGGATGCAGAAACAAGGCGCCTTCTTGCTCAGGCTAAAGTTGAAGAAGTCCAGAGCAAGGGAGCCATGGATCCCGTAAAGCAGCAGGAAGCGCGGGCCAAGATCATGGACGCCGAGACGCGGCGCATGAGCGCGGAGATGCAGGCTCAGAAGATGGGCGTCGAGTCTGATCACCGCGAGGCCGACCGCATGGTTGACGCGCATCATCGGCGGGAAGACCGCAAGATGCGTGAGGATGAAGTCATCGCAAAGATCCTTCAGGATCTGACCAGAAACAGGAACACTCCGAATGTCTAGGATCATCGACCGCGCGCTTGACATCATCAACGATCGATTGAAGACGCAGACGTCGGAGTTGTCGCCGACGATGGAAGTCAGGCAAGGCATGCCCGGCATGGCGCATGGCGGCCACGTCCTCGAAGACGACTATCCGACGCACTACCTTCCCGAAGTTGGTCGTCAGGTGATGGCCGATGGTGGCATGCCGGCGGGGCGTCCCGACATCAGCCGGTTCATCCAGCAGATTCAGACCCAGCAGGCGCCGGCGCAACAGGCTCCGGTCGTTTCCGACTATGCCTACACCGGGGCTGCGCGGGCTCCTGGATATGAGCCAAATCGCCCGTCGTGGGTTGCACCGGGCGAATATGTTCAGTCCTTTGAGGGCGGCTACCCGACGCCGTATGTGTATGGATA